TTGCTACAAAAATTGCAGCTGGAGCAAACTGGTTTAACAAGGCTTAAACCCTAAAACGTGAGGCTAGTCTCGCCCCTGTGGCTAGCCTCACCCTAAACGAGAGGAAACAAAATGCCAGAATTAGTAACAGCAGCTCAGTTAAGAGCTGTACTTGGCGTTCCTATTTCTCTTTATGATGACACAGCATTAAATGCAATTATTAACACAGCTGAAGACGCTATAGGTGATTTTCTTATTCAATGGAAAGTTGGAATAGATAAACATTATTCAGAAACAGCAACCGAAACGACAATACACACAACGAGACCACACAAATTTTATGAAGGACAAACAGTTGCCATATCAGGTGTTGAAGCACACGTTAACGGCAACAAAACAATATCTTCAATAGTAGACGATTACACTTTTAGAATCACAACAACAGGTGCACCAATACATCAAGAGTATTACCACGTTATACCTAATGGTATTGCTGCTGAAAATGATTTATCACAATATGACGGCGTAGCAGCTGTAGAAGAAGCCGTTTTGCAAATCGCTGTAGACGTATTCCAATCAAGACTAGCTGCAGGTGGCACACAACAAGCCCTTGATTACACCCCAGCCCCTTACAGAATGGGTAGAACCCTTTTGTACAAAGTTACAGGTTTAATAAGTAAATACATTGACTCTAATAGTCAAGTAGGTTAACTATGCCTCTTAGTACGCTACGCGCAGGCCTTAAAACAGCAATCACATCAAACACAAAATATTCTGCTTACGATCACGTACCAGAAATTATTATTCCTCCAGCAGCTCTAATTTTAGCTAGTGACCCATACCTAGAACCAGTAGTTATAGGCAATAGCAAAAACTATTACGTCAGACTAACATTAGAAGTAGTTAGTACAACGTATTCTAACCCAAGCGCGCTAACAAACTTGGAAGACGATATAGAAACAATTCTAGGACTTATTCCGTTAAATTTTATAGTATTATCGGTAAGCAGCCCAAGAATTAGAAGCACTAATAGTACAGACCTATTAACTGCTGAAATACAACTACAAACAGCCTACACAGGCTAGGAAAGGTAAGAAATGGCAACAACTATTTTAAGTGGTCGTCAACTAATTCTAAGTGTTAACGGCGTTAACTACTCAGAACAAATCACTTCATCTGCTATCAACTTTGATACAGAAAGATTGACTTTTGACACCCTTGCAGGAAAAAGATACAAATACATAGATTCAAACGTTACACTTGACGTAGAGTTTCTAAATGACGCAGGCGCAGTTACCAGCTTGTACAAAGTATTATGGGACGGCACAGAGTCAGCTCCAGATACAACAATTGCTTTTATTTTGACTTTACAAACTGGTGTAACATTAACTGGTTTTGTATTGCCACAATACCCAAGCATTACAGGTTCAGGTGCAGACGTACAAACTTGTTCAGTATCATTACAAGTTGTCGGCATACCAACCGAAGATCTAACAGCGTAATAACAACAACAAACAGAACAGGGGCACACAAATGCTTAAACTAAAAATAGTATGGGAACTAGAAACAGGTGAAAAGTTTGAAGAATGGACAAGACCAATTGAACTATCACTTGCAGAAAAAGAACTATATTCAGGCAAGTCAATTATTAAAATACTTACAGAAGAATCAAGCCCAAGCAACACACTTCTTTTATTTTTGGCTCACAAAATTCAGCAACGTGTTACCAAAAAAGTCGAAAGTTTTGATTCTTGGAAAAGTAAAGTTACCGATATTGCAGCTGTTGATTTTGAGACAGCAAATTTTACCAAGCCCGAAGCGTCGGGCGTTTAGCAGTAGAGTTAGCAATAGCCACAGGTTTAACACCGGATTATTGGCTCAATGCAGAAGCCGAAATTTGGGCTACAGCTGTAGATGTATTGAACGAGCGAGCTAATGGCTAAAGCATTACGACTTGTTCCAGTTGATAAGGATTATCGGGCTTTGCTTCGTGCGTTTAGTAAAATGGACGATATTGCTAAGACTGATATGAAAGAGATTGCTAGCAAATTAGCCGAACGTGGTGCTAATTATGCTAAAGGCGCAGCGAGTAGTGCACCATATAATCCTAAACAAGCTATAGCAGTTGCTCAGTCAATTAAAATATCTAAATCAGATAAGGCACCTTCTTTTAGTATAGGTGGTCGTCAAAAAGTTGGCTCTAGTGCTTTTGCTGCTGGTTATGTGATAATGGGTAATGAATTCGGTTCAAAGCAATATAAACAGTTTCCACGTAGGTCAGGCAAAGGTGGAAAAGAAGGTTGGTGGTTGTATCGTGCTATGTCAAGGTTTCAACCAACTATTGCTCAGGAATGGTTACAAGGTTTTCAAAAAGTTAAGAACGCTTGGACAGGTAGAATTTAATGGCTGATATTAGGACACTCAAATTAGCGTTACTTGCTGACACAAAAGATTTTATACAAGGCTTAGATAAAGCTGATAAAGAAGCTAATAGTTTTAGTAGCAAACTAGGTGGGGCACTTAAAAAAGGTGCTATTGCTTTTGCAGCTCTTGGTGCTGCTGCTGGTGCTTTAGCAATCAAAATTGGTATAGATGGTGTTAAGGCTGCTATAGATGATGAGAAAGCACAAGTTTCGTTAGCTAAGACTTTAGAAAATACAACTAAAGCAACTAAAGACCAAATTAAAAGTGTAGAACAATACATAGATAAAACTGCACGCGCTACAGGTGTTGCAGACGACCTTCTTCGCCCAAGCCTAGATAGACTTGTTAGATCAACTAAAGATGTAACTAAAGCACAAAAACTTCAACAACTAGCCCTTGACATTAGTGCTGGTACAGGTAAAGACCTTGCTACAGTTTCGGAAGCATTAGGTAAAGCCTATGACGGAAACCTTGGTGCGTTAAAACGTATTGGTGTTCCATTAAGTGCAAACATAATTGCAACTAAAGATTTTGCTGCAGCTCAAGAAGAACTTGCTAAAACTTTTGGTGGGCAAGCTGCTGCACAAGCTGATACTTTTGCTGGCAAAATGGCAAGGCTTAAAGTTGCTTTAGATGAAGCCAAAGAAGGAATAGGTCAAGCCCTTTTACCTATCCTTGAAAAACTTGCTACTTTGTTTGTTGACAAAATACTTCCTTTTATAGATATTGCTGTACAAAAGTTTAGTGTTTTTGCTGAAAGTGTTACCAAAAACCTTGACGAACCATTAAACAAAGTGGTAGATATTTGGACAAACTACGTTCTACCTGCATTACAATCTTTGTGGAGTTTCATTATTGACGTATGGGTTCCCGGAGTCAAAGCATACTTTACACCAATAATTGAAGGCATAGTTATTGCCTTTAACAAAGTTCGTGATGCTTTAGCAAGAAACGAAGAAAAACTAAAACCTTTATACGAAGCATTTAGTGTATTTGTTCAATGGATAGCAACAACAGGCGCACCATTTATAGGTAAAGTATTTGGTTTAGCCTTTCAAGCATTAGGAGTGTACATATCTGCAGTTATTGACATTATTGCTGGAATTGTGGACGCAATAGATAAAGCCATAAAGACTGTTCAAAACTTTATAGACAAAATTAAGGAAGCAATTGACTTTGCTCAACGAATACCAGTAGTCGGTAATCTAATACCTGGTTTACCTAGTGGGGCACCAGGTAAAGGTGGCACAGTTATAAATAACAGCATAAATATTAAAGGCGTGCTTAATCCTCAAGGTGCAGCTAGAGAAATTGTTAAAATTCAAAACACAGGCTTTAAGACTACAGGTTTAAGAGCTTTTGCCTAATTATGACTGTATACACACCAACGTATCGAGTCACTATTGCAGGTGTCGTACAAACAGCCGACATACTCTCAGGTGGCACAATCACCTATGGTCGTAACGATTTTTTTGAAGCAACACAACCAAGTTATTGCAACATAGAATTATTAAACAAAGACGGCGCAAGCCCAATAATTGAACTGTTAGATGTAGTGATCATTGAAGTCACTAACTCAACAGGTGCTTTTGTCAAATTGTTTACAGGTGAAGTCTCAGGTGTTTACAACAGGCTTCAAGGTGCTGGAGTAGGTGGCACACCTAACACTTTACAAATTCAAGCAATAGGTGCACTTGGTTTACTTGTTAAACGTACTGCTGGTGCTGTTAGTTACCCTGAAGAATTAGACGGCGCACGCATTGAACGTATTTTGCAAGAGACTTTGTTTATTGCTTGGGAAGATTTAAGTAACACACAAATTTGGGACGATTACACTACCGAAACTTGGGCAACTTATGGTGTCCAGGGAATAGATACTATAGATCCAGGACGTTACGAAGTACTAGCTAGAACAGCTGAAATAGAACAAGCCTTTAACTTGACAGACGAAACCCAACAATCAGGCTTAGGTTACTTATATGACACCACAGATTTTGAAATAGGCTACGCAGACGCAGAACGACGAATAACTAACTATTCAGATAACCTAATAGAACTAGACGCTGATTTAGTTAATGCTGATATACAAACAAGATTACAAACAGCCGATATTGTTAATAGCGTTATTGTTCAATATGACG